TGGTATCTTAACAATATAACAACATACAGCCCCAGAGATGGGGCTTTATTATTTCAAGGAAGCAAAATGATTGTAAAAACAGCGTATGACCTAATGCCATACCTAGATGCGATAGATAAAATTAAGGCATCGTCTTTAACTAAAGATGAGAAAGCACAGATACTGGAAGAGATGAAGCATTCCTTCATCGACATAGTGTTCTGTAGGCAGTGCCCAAACACCCACGCAATAATTTTAAAAAGACTAGGAGAGGCTAATGGGAGCACCAAAGAACCCACGAAAGAAGTCGCCAAAAAAGGAACTGAAGTATCCAAAAAAGGCGGTTCCAAAAGCAAACAACTACTTCACGACACTAATGCAAACGGAAGAGGGAAGAGCACTAAGAAAACAGTGGTCAACCAAAAAACGTAAGAATGGAGGAAGGCCGACAGGCACTCCAGATGGCTACACGTTAGAAGCCATCACTCCCATCCGAAAACAAGCAAAAAAAGACGCCGAGAGGATTGTAGCTATCATGGCTAAAGATAATGAAATTGATGACGAATACGCTGTTGAAGCACTTAAAACTGCTGTCGAGATCATGCGCGAACCAGCGCAGAACCGAGACAAACTAACAGCCGCAAGAATGGTCTTAGACTTTACTAAGACAAAACCCGTTGCAAAAAGCGAAGTTACCATTGGCAAAGCAGAAGCCTTCTTGGAGTCGCTTTTAACAAGCGAGACTGAGGAAGAGCAAACTGATGATGGAACCGAAACTTAAAGAAATACGCCGTAAACTATATGACGAATTTGACTTCTACTCAAAGTCAGCACTCAAGATCAGAACCAAAGATGGTGACATCAAACCCCTAAAACTAAAGCCAGCACAAGTTATCTTACAGGAAGCTGTNGANAANCAAATGGCTAGTGAGGGAAAGGTTCGCATTATAATCTTGAAGGCCAGACAGCAAGGTTTATCGACTTATGTAGGCGGCTATCTTTACTTTAATGTTTCGCAACGCAAAGCCTGTAAAGCAATGGTGGTCACACACCATTCTGACAGTACACGGGCACTGTTCGACATGACCAAAAGGTATCATGAGAACTGCCCAGAGCTACTCAAGCCACACACAAAGTATTCATCTCGACGTGAGTTGACCTTTGATGTTCTTGATAGTTCTTATGTGGTTGCAACAGCTGGTGGTGAGAGCATTGGACGTGGTGAAACACTGACACATGTTCACGCCTCAGAACTTGCCTTCTGGCAGAAATCCACAGCACTTGAAAACTGGAATGGTATGACGCAAGCCGTACCTAATAAAAAAGGGACAGCTGTATTCGTTGAGAGCACAGCTAATGGTGTCTCTGGGATATTCTATGACCTATGGAAAGGTGCAGTAGATGGCTCTAACGGCTATGTACCTGTATTCATTCCTTGGTTTGCTGACCCAGAGTATCGTGAGCCTGTCCCTGAGAACTTTGAGATAACTCCAGAGGAAGAGGACTTATCTAAGAAATATGAGTTAGACAACGAACAGCTGATGTTCCGTAGGCGTAAGATTGCACAGAACGGCATCGACTTGTTCCGACAGGAGTACCCTGCGGAGCCAGAAGAGGCTTTCTTAACCACTGGGCGTCCTGTGTTTAATCCAGAGACACTACAAGATGACTTGAAGTCAGCTAGAGANATNGAANCACGTCTAGCACTNGAAGGTGAAGACTGGCTTGAGAACATGCGTGGGGAATTGACAACCTACCGCAAACTAGATGATGGCGAGAAGTACACCATAGGAGCAGACGTTGCTATGGGTGTCAGAGGTGGTGACTGGTCAGTTGCCCAAGTTCTTGACAGTAAGAAACGACAGGTGGCAACCTATCGTGCCCAAGTTCATCCAGACTACTTTGCTAATGTCCTCTACAAGCTGGGAGAGTTCTTTAACTTTGCCTACATAATCGTAGAGAACAACAGTCATGGTATTCTAACATGTACTCGTCTTGGGAAAGACATGGCCTACCCTAACTTCTACACAGAAATACAGGTAGACAAGCTAACCGACAAAGAGACAGTCAAGTTAGGCTTCACTACTACATCCAAGACAAAACCTCTGATCATTGATGAACTCAGAGCCTCAGTTCGAGAGGGAAAGATCGAACTAAACGATAAAGTCACTATTCGGGAAATGCTAACATACATCGTCACACAAAGCGGTGGGATGGAAGCAGAGTCAGGATGCTTTGATGACTGCGTAATGAGTTTAGCCCTAGCCAATCATATCCATGAGGGTGCTTGGGAACCCATTAATGCGGTTGATGATTACTATATTGAGATGGTTTAGACATGAAATCAAAAAAAGATTATAAGAAACTCGACGATGATCAGGTCGTATCAATTGTTGACACTAACCTAAGACGTTCAATTGGCTACTACGATTCTGAGTTGTCAAAGGAACGCAGACAGGTAATGGATTATTACTCGGCTAAACTCCCACGCCCAGCGCATGATGGAAATAGTAAGTATGTAAGCCAAGACGTTTACGATGCTGTAGAAAGCATGAAGGCGTCTTTGTTAGAAACATTCAGTACAGGCAATAAGACACTCAGGTTCTCACCCCAGAACGCTGATGATGTGCCTATGGCAGAGGTTTGCACTGAGTATACCGACTACGTTCTACATCGCCAAAACAACCTGTTCGAAACTATGCAGACAGTCATCCATGATGGGCTCATAGCCCGTGCTGGTGTAGCTAAAGTATACTGGGCGACACAGGACGAAAGTTCACTGGAGTATGTCGAAGGTCTTACTGAGGAAGAACTGGATGTTCTACTTGCAGAAGAGAATGTCGAGATCGAAGAGATTTCTGAAGACGAATTTGGAATGTTCTCTGGTGAACTGCGTGTAACCCGTGACACTTCACAAGTTAAGGTAGAGGCTATTGCTCCAGAAGAGTTCTTAATTGAACCACAGGCAAAGTCTTTAGATGACGTTAGTTTCTGTGCACACCGCACCAAGAAATCAATATCTGAACTTATTGAGATGGGTTATGATGAAGACTTAGTTTCTAAAATTGCTGACAATGAAGACACAGACTTTGACAATGACCCTGAGATACTATCTCGCTTTGACGACATCGGTTCAGATCGAGGCTTCAATGCAAAAGGATACCAGCGTCAAACACGTCAGGTAACTGTTATTGAGGCTTTCATTGAGCTAGATGTAGAAGCAACTGGTGTTGCTGAACTCTACAGGGTTGTGAAGGCGGCAAATACTTTACTAGAGAAACAAATAGTAAGCAGACGCCCATTCGTGGCATTCGTGCCACTACCTATCCCCCATGCTTTCCACGGCAATAACTTTGCTGAGAAACTGCTAGGGATACAGAATGCACGTACAGTCTTAACCCGTTCTATCCTTGATCACGCTATGGTCACTAACAACCCACGCTATACAGTGGTTAAAGGTGGTCTAACGAACCCAAGGGAACTAATAGACAATCGCGTTGGCGGTATTGTGAACGTATCACGCCCAGACGCAATTGCACCTATGCCTCAAGCATCATTGAACCCGTTTGTATTCCAAACTATTCAGATGTTAGACGAGGATAAAGAAGATACCTCTGGTGTCTCACGCCTATCCCAAGGTCTTAATAAAGACGCTATAAGCAAACAAAACTCAGCGGCAATGGTCGAGCAGTTAGCTACAATGAGCCAACAGCGACAGAAGATCATAGCGCGTAACTTTGCGAACAACTTCCTAAAGCCTCTATTCAATATGGTCTATTCATTAGTCGTAGAGAACGAGTCTGAAGAGAAGATTGTTGAGTTAGCTGGACGTTATGTCCCTATCGACCCATCGCAATGGGCAGATAAACGTGACGTACAAGTTGAGTTCCACTTGGGCTACGGCGATCAGGAGCAACTGGTGCAGAAGCACTTGTCGTTCCATCAGCTTTTCTCAGCTGACCCTACCCTTGGACAGATGTACTCTCCTGAGAACAAGTTCAAGATGCTAGGTGCAGTCCTAGAGAAATCAGGTATCAAGAATGTTGCTGATTATCTAACAGACCCAGCGACGATACCTCCACCGCCACCTGATCCAAATGCAGAACTGCAAATGCAGATGGCACAGCAACAAATGCAACTTCAAGAACGACAAACAGCTGTCGCTGAAATGAAGGTGCAGATGGATGCACAAATGAGGCAAATGAAACATGAGCTAGACACTATGAAGGCTCAACAAGCATTTGCCCTACAATCTGACAAGCAAGACCTCAACGAGACTGAGTTCGAACACAAAGAGTTCGTGAACTTAGAGGAACTAGAGATCGCAAGAAATGCTGATGATGTCAGAGCAATCGCAAGTCCTAACGGATAAGCACAACACAATAAGGAAAGCACATGCCTAATCAAGAAGAGCAACTTGTGATGGCTGGAGATGAGGCTGGTGCTGTTTTAAGCAGTACCGCCTTCAATTCAGTTATCAATGATCTTGTCGAAAAGTCGTTTCAGAAGTTTGTAAACACTGAGCCAGCTGACAAGGACATAAGAGAACATGCCTACAGCCACTATCGCGCCTTAGTTGACGTGGTTGATACTTTAAAACAGCGAGTTCAAGTGCGTGACAGCATTGTAGAACAGCAGAACGGCGACAACAGCCAAGAGGAGACTGCTCCATGAACAACGAGCAAAATGTAAACTCTGAGCCGCAAGCATTAGATATTGATGAAGCGGCAGAAGCTATCTTAGGTAGATGGGACGACGGGGAAACCCTATCGGAAGTCGAAGTAGAAGATGCAACATCTGAAGACTCCAACGAGACAGGAGTAACTGAGGATGAACTAGACGATGAAGAGGACGATCAAGACGATTTAGAACTTGAAGACCCTGATGAAGATGAAACTGAAGACGACGATGACGAGACTGATGAAGATGAAGACGACGATGAGGACGATGAGCCTCTAGCCGCTACTGACGATCAGATTGTAGACATTGCAGTGAATGGTGAATCTAAACAGGTATCTGTAAAGGACTTAAAGCGGCTTTATGGTCAAGAAGCATCTCTAACAAAAAAGTCTCAAGATTTGGCTACCCAGCGCAAACAGTCGGAACAACAACTGGCTATAACGCAGATGTCATATCAGAAGTTATTGGAACGCGCAGAAGCAAGGCATAAGCCTTATGCTGACATTGACATGTTAGTAGCGTCACGCGAGATGGATGCTGAGACATTCACTCAACTACGCCAAGACGCGAAGCAAGCAGAAGACGACTTAAAATTCCTACAGGAAGAAAGTGGTCAGCTTGTATCCCAAGCACAGCAACAACATCAGGAAGCAACTAAAGAAGCCGCCGCAGAATGCGTAAAGGTTCTTGAAGAGCAACTGCCTGAGTGGGGTAACGAACTCTATTCAGACATCCGTGATTACGCTGTCAAATCGGGATTACCTAAAGAACAAGTCGATCAGTACACCGACCCACAGGTCATTATGCTGATTAACAAAGCCCGTCTTTATGACCAATCTAAACAGTCCGCTAAAAGCAAAAAAGCCAAAGCCAAACTGAGTAAGTCAAAAAGTGGCAAGAAAGTTCTTAGTTCCAAGAAAGCACCACCCTCAAGAAAATCTATCCAAAAAGCTAAACAACAGAAGCAGTTGGATGGGCTGAGTAGTGCTAAAGACCTCGACGATATAGCAGACGTTCTTATGAGCCGCTGGGAAGAGTAAATCTTCTTTAACTTAATCCTAAAAAAACTAGAGGAAACAATACGTTATGAGTACATACACTTCATATAATCAGGTCGGCTTGAAAGAAAATGTTGACGATTTAATTTCTAACATTTCACCATTTTCAACTCCAATGCAAGCAATGATCAAGAACGAAAAAGTTAACGCTAGAACTTTCTCATTCCTTGAAGATTCATTGGCAGACTCACAAGTTAACGCCCAAATAGAGGGTAGTGACGCGAGTATGATGACTTTGACAGATGCAACTGAGCGTACAAACAACACTCAGATCATGTCTAAAGCATTCCAAATCTCCGCAACTGCGGATGCTGTGGCGACTTATGGTCGTGCAAAGGAAACTGCCCTGCAACTTGCTAAAAAGTTGAAAGAGATCAAAAAAGACTATGAACACGCAATGGTAGGTGTGACACAATCATCTGTCGCTGGTTCAGCTTCTACAGCGCGTAAGATGACTTCTTTACTAAACCAGATTTCTACAAATGTAGATGCTGGTGCTGGTACAGCAGATGCCCTAACAGAAGCTAAGTTATTGGAAGCTGGTCAAACAGCATACGATAATAATTCAGACGTTGATACTTTCATGATCAAGCCAGCGGATGCCCAAATTGTTGCTGGTTTCTCAGCGGCGGCTGGTCGTAATCGTGAGATTAA